GTCATGTAACACTTGGTAGCAAGGACTACGAGGTTCTGAAATGGTTTCATGAAAAGTATCAGTTTGCTATTTCAGATTGTATCTCCATGTTAAATGGTAAAGGGTGGCACTCTTCAGAAGATTTAAATAACTTTAAGATAGGAAATTTTAGAGTTACTGACTTAGAGTGGGCGAAAGATACGGCAGATAAAATCCACACGATTGGGGAGTATTTTCCATACTATAAGAAAAGATCTTTTGTTGGTGCTATAGTATCTGCACTAAAGGATTCCACCTTTGTTTGGAAAGTATTTTTAGCAAGGTTGGAGAGCCATTCTTCAAAACTAAAAAATCAAGGTAGCCGTAATGATTTCATCTTGAATATCGAAAGGCTATATAACCATAATACTTCAGTCCATAAAAAGATAAGGCTTCAAGTATATGGAAATAGATAAAACTAACTTTCTTTTAAAAACTGATCCTTACGATCATCAGTTAAAAGCATTGCAACTGAGCCATGACAAAGAAAACTTTGCATACTTCATGGAGATGGGGTGTGGTAAATCAAAAGTTCTCATTGATAACATGGCTTGGTTGTATTGGCACAAGAAAATAGATACTGCAATTATTGTAGCACCGAAAGGTGTCTACACTAATTGGAGAAACAATGAGATACCAACACATTTAACAGATGATGTATCTCATAAAGTATATACTTGGAAATCTAATCTCAACAAACGAGAAACCACGGACTTAAAAAACTCCGTGGGCCATGAAGCAAGATCCCATTTACGAATACTACTAATCAATGTTGAGGCTTTTGCGACTAAAAAAATTTTCAAGTTCTTGGATACATTTATCCACAGAAGCAATTATCTAATAGCCGTTGATGAATCTACCACCATCAAGAACATCAAGGCAAAGAGAACCAAGGCATTAATAAAATTTGCCGAGGGAGCAAAGTACAAACGGATACTGACGGGTTCTCCGATAACAAAATCGCCTTTGGATCTATATTCACAGTTCTTATTTTTGAGTAAAAAAATTTTGGGGTTTGATTCTTATTGGTCTTTCCAAGGAAGATATGCAGTAGTTAAGTCCATGAAGATGGGATCACATTCTTTCAACCAGGTGGTTGGATACAAAAATTTAGATGAGTTAAAGAAGAAGATAGAGCCATATTCATATCGAGTAACAAAAGAAGAAGCACTTGATTTACCACCAAAGATATACACAAGCAGACAAGTTGATCTGACCATGGAGCAAGAAAGACACTATCAAAGCATCAAGAAAAGTTCGGTGGCGCTGCTTGAAAGTGGAGAAATGGTAACTGCACCCGAAGTTATGACAAGGCTTTTGAGACTTCAACAGTTATTATGTGGGTATCTTATAACAGATGATGGAGAGATAATGTCCGTTGAAAGCAATAGGATAGCCGTGCTTCTTGAAGTAATAGAAGAGATGGAAGGCAAGGTTATCATATGGTCTAGGTTTCGTCATGACATAATAGAGATATCTGAAAGATTAAAAAGTATTTATGGAGTTGCCACAACTGTTACATATTTTGGAGACACAAGTATGGCAGATAGAGATGAGGCAATCGCCAGGTTTCAAAACCCGAAAGATCCCACGAGGTTCTTTGTAAGTAATCCACAAACGGGTGGTATGGGGATAACACTCCATGCCGCTAAGAATGTGGTTTACTATTCTAATGACTTCAACTTGGAGTCAAGAGTACAATCAGAGGATAGGGCACACAGAGTCGGGCAACACAATCCCGTGTTGTATGTAGACTTGGTAAGTCCGAACACAGTTGATGTCCACATAGTTAAGACATTGGTTAATAAAAACAAATTAGCAAACATAACATTAGGGGAAAGGGTGCTTGAATGGTTAAAAGTATAAATCTAGGTAATGATTATTGTAGAGAGTGTGGAGAAAAACTGCCAGAGGTAAAGATTAAACGATATATGAAAAGATACTGTAATGATTGTAGATCCACTGGCAACTCTTCTTTGAGAGATATCTACAAAGACATGCAGATGAAAAAGAAAGTTAGAACAGAAGAAGATGAAGGGATTATGTTTGAGGATGATCCAAGAGCAAAGTACGAAGACAATGCAATATATAGGAGAAGAAAGTATGAGTAAGTTAAGAGGCGAGAAGATTGTAGGCAATGCAGGTGAGAACTTAACAG